AAGCACTAAATCTAATCAGGCTAGTTTGTCAGTGGCGTGTCTGTCCGCAGCTGGCCGGCGAATGTAAAGACTGACTAAACATGTAGTACCGACGGTGTAGTAATTTCGGACGCGGGTTCAACTCCCGCCAGCTCCACCACTTTATGTACCGGATACGTCCGGGAAAGTCCTGAAAGCCCGCTTGGAACCAGCCTCGCGGGCTTTTTTACGTTTGTATTAGTCCGTAGAGATCCAGCCACATCCGGTGATTATTGGTATACGTATTGGTATACGGTAAGATATATGCCAATAACGTATACCAATGAACGCAGGATTCCCCCGTATGGCAAGGACTACGCGCCCTCTCACCAACACTGAAGTTCTCCGTTCTAAAGCCATCGATAAAGATTTGACTTTGCATGATGGCGACGGACTTTTTATGGTTGTCAAAACGACCGGAAAAAAGCTTTGGCGCTTTCGCTATCAAAGGCCAGCAACAAAACAGCGTACAATGATGGGCCTTGGTGCTTTCCCCGCCTTGACGCTGGCTGATGCTAGACGTCTGCGCGCTAATTACCTCTCTTTATTGGCAAATGGGGTCGATCCGCAAACGCAGGCCGAACAGGCCTCAGAACAGCAAAAGATTGCGTTGGAAAGCATTTTCTCAACCGTGGCCGCTAATTGGTTTTTTTTGAAACAGGCCAGCGTGACGCCGGATTACGCTAAGGATATCTGGCGCTCTCTTGAAAAAGATGTTTTCCCTGCCATCGGCGAGATACCTGTCCAGGAAATCAAAGCACGTAAGCTGGTAGAGGCATTGGAGCCGATTAAGGCCCGAGGTGCCCTTGAAACTGTTCGCCGTCTGGTACAACGTATTAACGAGATTATGATATATGCAGTTAATACCGGGCTGATTGACGCTAACCCTGCTTCTGGGATCGGCATGGCATTTGAGAAACCGAAAAAACAGAATATGCCTACCCTAAGGCCGGAGGAACTTCCGAAGTTTATGCGATCATTAGTTATGTCTAATCTCTCTATCCCAACTCGCTGTTTAATCGAATGGCAGCTCCTTACCCTTGTGCGCCCTTCTGAGGCTTCTGGTACTCGATGGTCAGAGATCGATCTTGAGACAAAGCTTTGGACGATTCCAGCCGAGAGGATGAAAGCCAAACGAGAACATATTGTTCCTCTTTCATCTCAGGCAGTCGAGATTTTGGAGTTGATGAAGCCTATCAGTGATAATCGAGATCACATTTTTCCAAGCAGAAATGACCCTAAGCAACCAATGAACAGTCAGACTGCGAATGCTGCTTTAAAGAGGATAGGTTACGGTGGTAAGTTAGTTGCTCATGGTCTGAGGTCTATTGCAAGCACCGCTTTAAATGAAGAGGGATTTAATCCAGATGTAATAGAGGCTGCTTTGGCGCATACAGATAAGAATGAAGTGAGAAAAGCCTACAATCGTTCTACTTATCTTGTACAGCGTAAAGCTTTAATGACATGGTGGGGTTGCTTTGTAGAAAATAAAAAAAACATATGAATTTCATAATATAAGGATAAATAATGAAAAACATGTCTGACTGTGAAAATGCATTAAAAGAAATTGTGGAACTTTTTAGAGATAGCGATAAAATAAGAAATGAAGCACAAACTAGACATCATATAATAAACAAAATAATATATAATGTGCTTGATTGGCCAGAAGATCAGGTTGAAGTTGAAGATTATGAACAAAAAACTTTTACTGATTATGAGTTAGGAAAACCCAGACAAGTCATTATTGAAGCTAAGAGAGAAGGACGAACATTTGAAATTCCTGCTGGGCTAAGCAAAAAGAATATAATTGACATTTCATCACTACTAAAATCCAATGAGGATTTAAAAGGGGCAATCGAACAGGTTCAATTATATTGCTCCACGAGAGGCACCCCTATTGCTATAGCTACAAATGGACACCAATATATTTCTTTTATCGCTAGCAATCAAAATGGTTGTTCACCATTAGAAGGTAAAGCATTAGTCTTTGATAGCTTGGAAAACATGTTGGAAAACTTCACTTTAGTATGGAATATGCTTTCCTATTATGGAGTGAAGGAGCAAAGACTAATAAAATACCTTAGCTCGGATGCTAGTGGAATTCCTAATAAATTATCCTCATATCTAACTATGTATCCAAAAGTTAGATATGCTAGTGATATACAGACTTCCTTACGCCAGATTTCTGAACTAATAATTCAAGATGCCTTAGAAAGTAAGGATGTTGAAGAGTTGTTCTATCAAAGATGTTACTGTGAAAGCGGCGCTCTATCGAGATATGCTCTCTTAAGCAAAGAAATGCTACAGGCTAGATATGCAGCATTGTTTAGTGATAGCGAGGTATCACCACAAATTTCGTCAGTAAAGCCTGACAGAAATCAGCAAAGTTTAGATCCAAGCATAATGGCAGAAGCTTTATCAAAACGTCCAATTGTTTTAATAGGAGATGTTGGAGTAGGTAAAACCTCATTTGTTAAAAACCTAATATATTCGAGTGCCTTTAAAGAGTTTAATGAAGCAATATATATATACATTGATTTAGGTTCTAGTGCCACTTTATCTGATAATCTCCAGAAATTCATTCTAAACGAGATCGAAGGTCAGCTTTTAAATAAATATGAAACTGATATCGCCGAATTAAAGTTCATCAGAGGTGTTTATTCTAGAGAAATACAACGATTTTCTTCTGGTGTATGGGGTGGTTTAAGAGAAACAAACAGAGAGAAATATGATGAAAAGCAGCTCGAGATGCTTGCAGATAAAATAAATTCAAAGGATGAACATCTTAAAAACTCAATAAACCACATATCTAGGCAGACAAAGAGGCAAGTTATTATATGCTTAGATAACGCTGATCAACGCGATTTTGAAACCCAACAAAGAGCTTTCGTAATATCTCAAGAGCTAGCTAAGGAATGGAACTCGTTAGTATTTATTTCTGTTCGACCGCAAACCTTTTTCAAATCAAAATCATCTGGCGCCTTAACTGCTTATCCACACAAAGTGTTTACTATAGCACCGCCAAGAATTGACCATGTTCTTGATAAACGCCTACAGTTCGCTCTTGAAATGTCTGAAGGGAAAGTCCCGTTAGAAAGAGCAGAATTTGTAAGAATTAATATTAAAAACCTTTCAATTTTCATCAAAGTACTTCTTGATTCACTTAGAAGTAATAAAGCCCTAGGCGAATTCATCGAAAACATTACTGGTGGAAATGTCCGTCAAGCCTTAAGTTTCATTACAGGTTTTATTGGAAGTCCTAACGTCGAAGCTGAGAAGATTATTCGAACTTATGAAGAAAAAGGAAGATATCAAGTTCCTGTCCATGAATTTTCTAAGCAAGCACTGCTTGGAGAGTTTTCACACTTCGACCCCAATACATCGCTAGCGATGAATTTGTTTGATGTGTCGATCGCAGATGAATCCGAGCATTTTTTAGTTCCAATGATCGTGGCGCTTTTATCTGAAAAGAATGATATCCAAGATAGAGATGGATTTTGTGGCACCCCTAAAATAATTGAAGAGATGCAATTATTGGGCTACATCCCTGAACAAACTGAAAATGCACTAAGAAGAGCAACTAATAAAAAACTTATTGAAACATCTCAAAGATTCACATTTGACGAAGATGAGACTGGACTTATAGGGGATATGCCAAATAAATTTAGAACTACTTCAATAGGTCAATACCATCTAAAACGTTGGATTAGTGACTTTGCCTACCTCGATGCTATGTTATTCGACACCCCAATATTCAATCCTGAGGTTGTCAACGATATGCGAGCTTCATGCGAATCATTCGCTATTGAGGAGCGATATAAACGTGCAATGGCATTCAAAACCTACCTGACTTCCGTGTGGAGCAAACTTATACATAAGCCGAGTTATTTTGATTTGCTTGAGTCTCTAAAAATGGGCGACAGCTCCTTTGAAAGCGTAAAGAGAGCGATTGATAGCAATCCATTCCCTAGATAGCTTTATGCCGTGGCGCGCGCTCGTACCCCCGCCACGCCTGCCCGCTTCATTGAGTGGTTTTCATGCACATGCATAAAGGGGCTTATGCCGCGCCACAGCCGGGCTGATGTGCGGTTCATGAGTGCCTGAGACTCATGCGTTTTCATGCAGCATAGACATGCAGTCGTGAGTAGAGAGGCCAGCCAGGAAAAGGGGGGTGCAAAAAAAACCGGCGCAGGGGCCGGTTCATACTTCAGCAGAGGGATTTCAGGTCGGCGACTGTTGCCGGTTAGACAGTTTACTGGCAGAACCATATCGCCCCAGCGTCTGCAGTTGTCGCGCAGCGCTCAGCGTTTCCGTTTTGGGGTCAGATTCCGCTGGCTTCTGCGGCTTCATGATGATTTTCTCGACGCTCTCCAGCGCGGTAAACGTGCAGGAGCAGTCAAGGTTGGTGCACTGATACCAGGTGCGCTTGACGGTCGCTGACTCGTAGGCGCTGGTGCGGGTGTGCGCGGTAGTGCCACACTCCGGGCATTTGAGAGCCATTACGCACCCTCCTGCGGCAGCCGGTTCTGGCGTTGCGCAAAGCGCAGGTGCTGTGCGGGCGTGTAGCTGCCCTGACAGTCGCGCAGCATATCGTCCTCCGGTGCCAGGCCCGTTTCGGCGAGCGCGTCCTGATAGGCTGCTGCCACCGCCGGGCGCGCCCGCTGCACCTCACGGGCTACGGCGCTGCGCAGCAGTCTTGAGGCCACTTCCAGCCCGCCGGGGCCGTTCAGGAACGGGGCCAGCGCGGAGGTGAGCGCAGGGCCGTGTTCGCTCATAAAGCCGCTTAGCGCGTCCTCCGTGCAGGCTTCGAGCACAATCCGCTGTGCGTACACGCCCTCACGGGCGGCGCAGTTTATCTGCCAGTCCAGCACCGCGATGCGCTCGCGCAGCTGCGGTACGCGCTCACTGTAATCAGCCGTTTTTTCGCCAGCCGTGAGCAGGGTATCCAGTGCCGTTACGGCTTCCTGACGCTGACTGAGGTGTGTCTGCCACTGGCTGCGGGCGGCGCGGAACTGCTCCAGCGCCTGCGCGGGTGTGGTTGCAACGGTCATTGTGCATGCTCCTTCTGTACCATTTCGCGACGGGCCAGAATTTTATGTCGCGCTGCGGGAGAGGGGCTGTTTCTGTAATCATCATGTGCGCCGCGCGCAGGGAACGTGCCCGCGAGCTTAAACACATCGTCTTCCGGCAGGGCATCACGCACCAGCGCGGGGTCAGTGATGTTCCGGGCGACAAAAGTCTTCAGCACCGTCTCCGGGTCGTTCACGCTGTCCACTTCTCCAATACCGGCGCTGGCCTGACGCCCCAGCGTGATTTTCAGCAGACTGAGCGTCTGAATAAGCTGCTGGCCGTGCGCGTCCATAAACATCTGCCAGAGCTGCATGGCGCGAAGATTCACCAGGTCGCTGTGCGCGCTGATGTAGGCGAGCGCGCGCTCGCTGGTTTCCCACGGCAGCAACTCATTCTCCTGCGCGTTCAGGGCCAGCAGGGCGTCAAATTCTTCCAGAGATTCGCGGTCGAGCGCCACCTCTGTGCGCAGCTTCTTCATCTCCGGCGTCATCACGCCGCCGTTTTCACGGAACAGCCTGCGCCATTCGTCATTCTGGGCGGTCGCATTTGCTTCGGTCTCAGCGCGGCGCTGGCGGATGATGTCGCACTGAGCGGCGGCGGCCTCCTGCTTAGAACGCGCCTCAAGCCATGCGGCCTTAGCGGTGCTGACTTTATCCATCGCGGTCTGAGTGCTGGCGGGTAAGGTAGTTTTGAGGGTCATATATGCTCCTGTCGGGTCGGTTGGGATAAGTCAATTGTGCCGGGGCTGGCACAGGCGCTGCCACCGGGCGGCGTTGTTTGACGGACCAGACAAAACCTTTCTTTCTGGCGAGCCAGGAAAAGGTCTCACCAGAGCCGATTATCAGCTTTCAGTTTTATATAGATCCTTCACTATTCTTCACCTTAATAAAAAATAGAGTAAATACAGTGAATTAAAGGGTGAAGAATCGGGAAATAATTGTTCACCCACTGTTCACCATTCTTCACCGGGTAATATTTTAGAATTGTAAATTTTAACCATCCGTTCCTTTTAATTATTAATTTTCGATAGTTTTATCCTATGAAAATTTTCGGGCCATCGGTTAATAAAGACTAATAAGCACCAATATTACTGAGAGGTTAAAAATCAAGGGGAAAGTGCCATCAACTACACAATTTCACCTTGTTGCTTTGGCAGTAAATATGCTGAGAATAAAGAGCTACCCGACGCCGTTCGTATCCGTGCGGCACTTGATGGACTCTGAAAGAGGTAGCTTATGCACACTGCATTATCCGCTCATTCTTCCGCCCCGGCGGCCCCGGCTATGCCATTATCTCACCCGGTTCAGGAACGTTTTATGCGCCTGCCGGAAGTGATCCATGTCTGCGGCCTGTCCCGCTCAACCATTTACGACCTCATCAGCCGCAGCGCCTTTCCGGCGCAGGTGTCGCTGGGCGGCAAAAACGTGGCGTGGCTGGCAAGCGAAGTCAGCGCCTGGATGAACGAACGTATCGCCGCGCGCGGTCAGGAGCGTGCAGCATGATCCGGCTGAACATTGAGGGCACGACTCATCACCTGTCCGTGGAAGACGCGAAGCAGCTGGCGCTGGCCATTGCCGCTGAGGTGGACATGCCCGGCCAGCCGCAGCGCTTTCGCGGCACCCGCCTCAGCTTCCGCATTTCGCGCAGCGAAGCGGCTCACTCAGACCCGCAGGTATTTTCCCGCGACGGCATCACACTCACAGACTGCTGAGGTGTTTATGCCACTTTATTCTTTCACTCCCGGCTTGCGCGCCGGGGGCTTTCCCTGGTACAGTATTTTCGCTGTCGCAAAATCGGCAGCCGGGCGTAGGAACCCGTGCGAAACAAAGGCGACACCAGACGCGCCATGCGTCTTTTTTTGTGTCTGTGCCCTGATGCACCCATTTTTCGGGCGGCGGTTATGTTTCCGCTGCGCCTTCTGCGTAATGGTGGCCCGGGCGGGGCAGCCTTCGGGCTGGCCGGTTTCCTTTGTTGCCGGTATTCCTACCCCCGTCCGGGTTACCACCCTTGAGCGTAGGAACTCTGGTGGTAGCTGTAACAAGCTAACAAAGGAGTTTGCCCCTATGGCTACGGTCCTTATTTCCACATACCCTCAGTTTGTCTTTGTTTTTGCCGCCGTGCGCCGCTGTCAGCGCAATTCCCGTATTCAGATGCTACGCGCAACCGCTACCAACGAGCGCGATGCCCGCCAACTGCTTGCCCGCGACTACGTGCTGTCCTTTGCCTGCCGCCTGCCGGTGGCGGAGGTGCGCCAATGAGCCAGATTACGATTTCCATCGACGACCTGACGCGCCTTGAGCACCTGCGCAACGCCGGACGCTTCGTCAGCGACATGACCGCTTTTCAGGAATGCCACGAACTGCCGCAGCCTGCACAGCGCGCGCAGCTGGCCTCGCTTGTGTTTCTCATCACCGAGCAGCTCGACGGCGTGCTGACCCGCTGCCACGACAGCTGGATGAATGACGAGGTGACGCCATGAAAATCCGCACCCTTTCCCCTGAACTGCACGCCGCGCTGGCCCGTCGCGCGGTGGCCTGCGCCTGGCTCACCCTGTGCGATGAGCAGCAGCGCTATCCCGGCCTGACGCTGGCACGGCTTGAGCGCGCCATTGAAACCGAGCTGGAGGGATTCTACCTGCGCCAGCACGGGCGCCTGCGCGGTCGGGAAATTGCCTGCGCCCTGCTCGATGACCTGCTGGCCGCCGGGCCGCTAAAGGCTGCGCCGGGCCTGAGCTTTTTAGGTCAGGTGGTGATGGACGAGCTGAGCGGGCGCATTCACGACGCGCGCCCGCTGCACTGAGGGATAACAACATGAAAATGACAGTATCAGACGCGGCGAAGGCCGCGCAGGGGCAGTGGCCCCGCATCCTGCCCGCGCTGGGCGTAAAGGTGGTGAAGAACCGCCACATGCCCTGCCCGGTATGCGGCGGGACCGACCGTTTCCGCTTTGACGACCTGGGGGGGCGCGGTACGTGGCTCTGCAATCAGTGCGGGGCCGGTGACGGGCTGGACCTAGTGAAAAAGGCGCTCAGCATTAACCTCACCGAGGCCGCCGAACGCGTTAACGCCCTGACCGGCAACCTGCCGCCCGTGACCGGGCCCGCTGGCGCTCCCGCAGAAGCTGAAGAAAACGAGGCTGCCCGCGCTGCCGCTGCCGCGCTTGCACAGCAGCTGGCGAGCACCGCGCGTGAAACAAGCGGTAACGCCTACCTGTCGCGAAAGGGCTGGCCGGAGCATCCCTGCATGACGCTCGCGAAGCCGCACAAAATCGCCCTGACGACCTACAGCTCCGGCGATGTTGTCGTGCCCCTGCATGATATGAACGGCGCGCTCGTTAACGTGCAGCTGATTAACGCGGAGGGCATCAAGCGCACGCTGAAGGGCGGGCAGGTAAAAGGAGCCTGCCACGTTCTCAGCAGCGATAAGCCAGCCCGGCGCATCTGGCTCGCGGAGGGCTACGCCACCGGCCTCACGGTGCACAACCTGACCGGGGACGAGGTATGGATTGCGCTGTCGTCCGTGAATCTTCTTTCTCTGGCTGGCTTCGCCCGTGAAAAACACCCGTCGCTGCAGCTGGTGATTGCCGCTGACCGCGACCTGAACGGCGACGGCCAGCGTAAGGCAGCACAGGCCGCCGCAGCCTGTAACGGAGTCGTGGCCCTGCCGCCGATGTTTGGCGACTGGAACGACGCCTTTATACAGTACGGTGAGGGCGTGACCCGACAGGCGCTGACGGAGGCCGCCGCTCCGCCCGCTGCCAGTCCCTTTGACGTCATGAGCGAGGCGGAATTCTCGGCCATGAGCGCCAGTGAAAAGGCGGAGCGCGTGGCGGAACACTACCGCAGCAATCTGGCCGTGGACGCCAGCGGGGAAATTCTCTGCCGCTACGAGGCAGGTGCGTGGAAGGTGATTTCCGGCAATCAGTTCGGGCGCGACGTGGCAAAGCTGTTCCAGCGCCTGCGCGCGCCGTTCTCGGCGGGCAAGGTGGCGGGCGTGGTGGACACGCTGAAGCTGATGCTGCCCCAGCAGGCCGCACCGCAGCGACAGCTGATAGGCTTTCGCAACGGCGTGCTCGATACGCGCAGCGGCACGTTCAGCCCGCACCGCCGGGAAAACTGGCTGCGCACCGTCAGCGACGTGGACTACACCCGCCCGGTGGGGGGCGAGACGCTGGAGAGCCACGCGCCCCACTTCTGGCAGTGGCTTGACCGTGCCGCCGGACGCAGCGCGGAGAAGCGCGACATCATTCTGGCCGCGCTCTTTATGGTGCTGGCGAACCGCTACGACTGGCAGCTGTTTCTCGAAGTCACCGGACCCGGCGGCAGCGGCAAGAGCATCATGGCAGAAATCGCTACCATGCTGGCCGGGCCGGATAATGCCGTATCGGCCACCATAGAGACGCTGGAATCCTCGCGCGAGCGCGCGTCCGTCATCGGTTATTCGCTTATCCGCCTGCCCGACCAGGAGAAGTGGAGCGGCGACGGCGCGGGCATCAAGGCGATCACCGGCGGCGATGCGGTGTCGGTGGACCCGAAGTATAAGGACGCCTATTCGACCCACATTCCGGCGGTGATTCTGGCCGTCAACAACAACCCGATGCGCTTCACCGACCGCAGCGGCGGCGTGTCGCGCCGCCGGGTAATCCTGCACTTCCCGGAAATCATCCCGGCGAACGAGCGTGACCCGCAGCTGAAGGAGAAGATACAGAACGAGCTGGCCGTTATCGTACGCCAGCTGATGCAGCGGTTCAGCCAGCCGCAGGACGCCCGCGCGCTGCTCCAGTCGCAGCAGAACTCCGGGGAAGCCATGCGCATCAAGCGCGACGCCGACCCGATGGTGGACTTCTGCGGCTATCTGTTTGCGACCGCTGAGCCGACAGGCCTGCACATGGGTAACGCCAGCATCCGGCCCCTGCAACCCCGTCGCTACCTGTATCACGCCTATCTGGCGTATATGGAGGCCAACGGCTACCGCAACCCGCTCAGCATGAAGTCTTTCAGCCAGGCGCTGGAGAGCATCCTGCGCGAGTACGGGCTGAACTACCTGAAGCGGCGCACAAAGTCCGGCATACAGACAAACCTCGACCTGACGGACGACAGCAACGCCGACTGGCTGCCTAAGTGCGACGAAGCGGCAGCGGCATGACTCACTGAACCGGCGAAAGCCGGTTTCTTTTTGCTGGTCAGTCGCGAAGCTTAGACAGCTTATGAAGATGAAGTGCTACGGGAATAAGTAACCCAAAGAAAACCAGTACGCCCAGGCTCATCATCGGTTCAGCAGGCAACCGGAAAACGAGCGCGATAATCTCACCGCCCCCTACGCATACAAAAAGCAGAATGAAAACGATGAGCAGTGAGTTCAGTTCAAAAAGCCTGTCCGTCAGCTTCATAGCAGTACCACCTTATTTGCAGGATTTCTTATGTTTCGGAAGGGTATATTTATTTTTTTAGCCTACTATCAGCGGGATGGCAATAATAAAACTTAACGCTGGCTAACATAAGAAAGTTTGCTCTGGACTGACTTACCGCCAGTCAAATACCGCGGTTTCATGCCTTCACAGGCATCAGGAAGGTACCAGACGAGTCTTTTTGAGGTGTATTATTAGGAATAAGGCTGTGCATAAAACCATCATAAAGAAGGGGTTGAAACATCAAAATCATCATCTTATATTTGCTATATCCAATACCCGAGTGAAATGCTCAGGTATTAGATAACGACATACTCACATTGCTCTTATAGGTTCGCCCGCAGCATTCCTCCTGCGGGCATTTTTTTATGCCCCGTTCAGCAAAATCTGCCAGCAAATGAGAGTTGGCTTAACCCAGCAACATCTGGCGTGACACAATGCTTAATTGCATGTGACTTGATTACCCGTTTGCATTTTACTTGACCTTCGCCAACAAAATGCAACCAGGTTGACAGGCAGCTAAGAGTGATGAGCGGACATTATATTAACAAGTAATTAACGTGTTCGTTAAGATTACCATAAAGGATAATTAGGATTTTTTCCTCTTAAAAGAGATACTCTGTCAATTATCTCAGTAAAAGCAGTTCTATAATCCTGCTGCTGAAGCAGGTGAGTTGCATGATCCCTTAATTCTTGTAAAGTGGAAAGGCTGTTACTTTCGATGAATATTATAATTGTCTTAATATACGTAAAAATTTGTTCAGAGGATTCATTCGCGTTTACATTGAGTTCGTAAAAATCTTTACCATCATGAACAAGCTTGTTTCTTACTTCAGTATATAACTCGTCATAAACTACTAAGTTTTTCTTAAAATTAATTAGTGAGTTATTACATGTGAGTGCTGCAATGTAGGTTCTTTGCTTCCATCCTTTCCAATTTGAGTCAATATTAGCAAGACCGTCAAGTGCAAAGACTAGGTTTAGAAATTGTGATTCCTCGCCTATTGAATAAAAAGATTGCCTACATGCTCTAACTACGGAGCTAACTAATTTTGAAAGTTCATTTTCCACGATTCCATCGTAGACGGAAGATAAATATTGCAACCCAGGAGAACACAAGCTATCAACCTCAGGGCCGAGCCAGTTATTACTCACGGCAAGAGGTCTTGATATTCCACTTATTATAATTGGTTTAAGGTGAGTTATCCCACAAGGAATGATTTCTACATCATAAAATCCGCTTGAGCGTTGACCTGCAGGGTTAGGGGTAAACTCCTTACGTGTAAATGAGCCGTAAGAAAATCTGACCAAGTCAAGCGCACATTCAGCTTTAGACAAACACATGTTTATAACATGGCTGTTATGAACAATGCTTGAATTAAGCTTTAATAAATCAGTATAGGGTATGCAGCAGTTAAACTGTATATACGAACCATCTTGATCTGACAAGCGCTCATGTGGCTCTTTATCAGAGTGTCTTTCGCAATAAAAAGTATACCGTCCGATCTCGATTGTTTCCTGAATTAAAATCTTCTCAATCGGCACAATAATTGTGCACTCCATCTCTTTGCTTTCATCTTCTAACTCAGCTAATTCTAGGTTGGAGTTCCTTGATTCAGCTAACTCTATATCGACCCACTCAAAGCATCTTGAAAAGTCTTTTAGAATTTCAATACTGCTTTTTTGATATCTATCGTTGATATAATTAAATGTAATACCGTCTCCTTCAGGAAAAGCACTGGCCCAATATCCCATACCTCTCAACTTTGTTAGAGATGTTGAGATATCGTCCACTTTATTAATAAAATCCTCTTTGCACCATATAACATTGCCGCTGTAGTTTTCGAACGGCGGTATCAAACGAGCTTTCATATAATTTCCTAATAATCCTAGAGGGTGCGATACAAGTTTTTATCAGAATTATCTACAATAATATAAATTGATATGAAAAATCTACTCGACCATTAACCGTTATGATTTGCTGGAGTCGATTAAACCATGCCTATGGGTCACATCCGCTCTTGGCACACAGCTGCCGGTCACTCAATGCCATGACTACCCCCTCAGCATCAGTGGCGGTTTTTTGTTGGCGATGGTCAAGTAAAATGCAAACGGGTATTCAATTGAATGCAAATACCCAACACAGTCGTGGTGATCTGCCCGGGATGGAATTTGGCATCAGGGGCCATCCTTCACCACTGATGCATGATTAGTGCAATGCTTCACCCATCCATCACCCATCATCATATTGATTTTAAAGGATAATAATGAAAGGTGTAGAGTGTGAAGAATTTTTCATAAAATCATTTTTTATTACCACGCCTATAGAGCTGGAAGCTGCACGTTTTAGATGGAATAAAGCCATTGGTATACGAATTGGTATATTCAAAAAGTTGAATTAACAAATATAAGTTAATTTTCAATGAGTTAAAAACAAAAATCAAACTCCGCCAGCCCACCAAAATTCTCCATCGGTGATTACCAGAGTCATCCGATGAAGTCCTAAGAGCCCGCACGGCGCAAGCCCTGCGGGCTTTTTTGTGTCCTACGCGATTTCTTAAGAGTTGCTAGAGTCAACGCCTTATGACACCCTCCTTTAGGCCCACCAGTATGGGTCCAAAATCAGAGGGTCCAAAAATGCCTAAGGTCGTCACAAAGCTGAATGATACCCAAATCAGGAACACTAAGCCCGGCGAGAAGGAAGTGAGTCTCTTCGACGGCGAAGGCTTGTTTGTGCGAATCTGACCTGCCCCCAGTATTAGATACAACCTTCAGTTAGTAATGTCGGTTGGTTTTTCTTCATATTTCCCGTTTCGCCAGCCTGCTGCAAATTCAGACGG